ACGCCTATGGCAAAGCTGCTGCCGCGGCAGCGCAGGGCTATAAAGCCGTGAATGATCAGCTGGACGAAAGCTACCGTACACGCTATCAAGAAATCCAGGGCATAGAGGGCGAAAGTGAAAAGCAGAAGGCCCTAAATGAGCTGAATAAAACCTACACGGAAGAACGGAAACGCGCAGCGCAGGAATACGCACAGATCCTGAAAGAAACCTATGGCCCTGTTTTGAAGGAACAGGTAGACAACGGTACCGGCGATAAGATCAAAAAGGTTCTGACGCTCCTGAGCCAATACAAAGAGGCGTTGAAAAGCGGGGACACCAAAGCACAGGGTGACCTGATCGGGCAGCTCAATGATCTGAATTTGGACGAAAAAGAACTGACCGAGTATGCGGCCTCATTAACGCAGATTAAGTCTCTTATGGATAAGGGCCTTATATCTGAGGCTGAGATGAACGAATTGTTCCCGGATCTGCAGCCACAGTTGGAGAGCATAGCTTCTGTTCAGAAAGCGTTGAATGAACTCAGTGGCGACGAGAACATTCAGGGCCTTAAAACCATGATTAGTGAAGCGCTGCCGCAAGAGGTCCAGAAGATCATGATCAGTCTGGACATGACGCAGGCCGCAGCGGATTGGCAGGCATTCGCCTCGAATCCGGGTGCTGTTACGGTCCAGGGGACCATTGAAAAGCTGGAATATGAAACAGCACTGGCTAATGTAAAGCCTGAGGTTCAGGCGGCGATTACTGAGTATACCGCCTCAGAAGAGGCGAAAAACAATGTCCCGTCGCCGCAGAATGCGACTGCTTATGTCGCTCAGTATTTAGAGAAAGCCGGTATTAAGACGGATAACCTGAAACCGGGCGACATTACCGGCGAAATCACAAAGTTCTACTGTGATGCGACTGGCGCAGATTACAGCGCGGTTCATCCCGTCGTAGAAGCCGAGGTCAATAAGCTCAAGCTTGGCAGCGCTCCGGAAGTCAACGACGTCAAAATAGGTGCGACAGCAACGCTAAATAAGGTGGAAGCCAACGCCCTGCGAACCTGGGCGGCGCAAAACTCCGTACAGGTCAATACGATCCTGCGCGTCAAAGACAAATTCAACGGTGTGGAAGATCTTTTTGCGCAGGAAAACGTCAAGTTCTACGAAGGCGGCGTCGAGGTTCCGGTTTCTCCGGAAGTCACGGCAAAAGTGACGAGAGACACATTGATCGTCACGGACGCAGACGGGACCATCCACGTCCAAATCACCCCGGAGATGGGCACGCCGAAAGCCATGGAAGAATACCGTGAGGCCATGGAAAACAAAACGGGGCAGGGTACGTTCCTCGGTGGACTGTTTGATTCGACCAACGACAAAGTACAGCGCGTATCGAATCTGTCCGCGGAATTGACGCGGCTCAATGAGGCGATTGAGAAAGCCAAGGCTAACGGAGGCACATTTGAGACGGAGGACGGAGGCTTCCTTGGGCTGGACGATCTGAATAACCAGAAGGTCAGCACAATGGGCTTGCTGAGTGAGGCGGTTTCCAGCTTGTCCGACGAAGATCTGTCAACAGTTGGAACGGGTATCTCAAACCTGATCGCAGCTTTGGACAGCGGCGAGGGGACACCGGAGCAGATAGAAAAGTGGAAAAGTGAGCTTGAGTCGCTGAAATCCCTTATTGAGATTCTTAACCCGGGGGCGCTCACCCCAACCGGTGCGAACGTCAGCGCAGGTATCGCGGAAGGCATGGTCGGCTACAGCTTCACTGGCGATGCTGACACAGTTAAAACGAATATCCTGAACACGATTAATGCCGCTCTGGACATTCACTCTCCGGCAGGCGCTACGAAGCCGACCGGCGAGTATGTCGCCGCTGGTATTGGGCAGGGCATGAAAGCGTATGATTTCTCAGTAGATATTCTTGCCATGACCGATTTGTTAAGGGCTACGATTGAGCAGGCTATCGCTGACGGGGATTTTACCGGCATTGGCGCACAGACGTCGAGCATCATTGGCGGAGTAATGGCAAACACGGATTTCTCGAAAGCTGGAGCTAATGTGGCAAGCCGCGTAAAGAACGCCGTATCCTCGAAGCTGAACCGTAGTACCTTGCGGCCTACCGGTCTTAATGCCATGAAGGGACTCGAACAGGGCATTCGGGACGGCACTGCGGGCGTAGTCTCTGCCATGGAATCCGCCGCAAGAAAAGCCATCGAAGCAGCTAAGAAGGCATTTGTCATCGAATCGCCGTCTCATGTCATGCGGGATGAGGTCGGCGTGATGGCTATGCGCGGCTTTGGGGTCGGTGTGGAAAAAGAAACACCGAGGCAGGCGCGGATTATCCGAAACGCGGCTTCTTATTTGGTGGACCAGGCAAAGACGGGAACAGCGGAGACAGTGAACAACGACAACCGCCGGACGGTGAATAACAGCAGCACATTCGCTGTAACGCAGAATATTTACGGAAACCAGACGAGCTATGCAGCCCAGCAGCGGGAGGCTGTACGGCAATTTGAACTGGCGGCCAGGAGGTTGTAAACATGAGCAGATACCCGCGCCTGATATGGGAGAACGATAGTGGCCTGACCGCTGAGTTTTCCGTGTACGATCCGGACTTCTTCTGCAATGTGCAGCGGGACGTCAAAGGCCTGTCGGATGTCTCGGCGAAGATCAACACGATCTCTAACGTTGGTCAGGACGGTGAAACGGAGACCAGCGTTTATCTCGACCCTCGTCAGATCTCAATTAAAGGCTCCCTGCGGACACACAATTACATCGAACAAAATGAACTGGTCCGCAGGCTGAACCGCATTATGGATCCCCATGAAGCGGGAACCCTGTACTACGTGCTCGGCGATGTTCAAAGGAAGATCACGTGTCGGGCTTCCAAAGCACCGACATGGTCTAAGACAGGTAAATACCCGACGTTTTCCATAGAGCTCTTCTGTCCTAATCCGTATTGGGTTGGGACAGAAGAGGCTTCGTTCAAGCTCTCAGGCGGATCATCGTCTTTCTTCTTTCCGCTTCCGGAAAGGGATAAGTGGCCGCTGACAATCGGGCTTATCATCGACGCACCGATTACGGCTATCACAAATTCCAGCGACGCGGACACGGGGCTGATATGGCAAATCACGGCCAAAGGCACAGTGGTCAATCCAAAGCTGACGAACGTAGATACAGGCGAGTTTATCGAATTGGATCTGACGCTTGAAGATGGCGACGTGCTTACTGTTACTACAGGATACGGCAAAAAGCGGGTGAGGCTTGTGCATGACGGCGTGGATGAAAGCGCTTATAGAAGCCTGGTATTGGGGTCAACCTTTTTCCCAATTTACCGAAAGACCAATAACCTGAAGCTCTCGGCAAAGAGCGAAACCACTAACATGGAATGTTTCGTTGGTTTTGAAAACCGATACTTGGGGGTGGGGCTGTGATTCTTGCCGTATATGACCCTCAGCTGCGCCCGGTCGGCTTGATAGAGCAATATGAAAGCTGTTCATGGGTCCGCCGTTTCCGGTCGAAGGGAGAATGCAATCTCACGGTCCCTTATTCGGATGATGCGCTGGAAATTCTGAAGGACGAATACCTGATTTTCCAGCAGAACGGGACCGAGGCCATGTGCATCATGACCGTCACGCTGACCAAAGACCAGACAGGCGCTGACGTGATTAATGTGACCGCGTATTCGCTGCTGCATTGGCTGGCATGGCGGGTGACCCAGAAGAAATACGAAGAGCGTGAACTTACCAGCCAGCAGATTATTGAGAACCTGATCACAGCTAACGTCACCTCGCCCAGCGATTCAAAGCGCGTTATCCCGTATGTAGTCTTAAATCGCCGGGCCAAATATGCGGACCTTGAAGGAACGGAGTTTTCTCAACCGGCATACAGACCAGTTTACGATCTCGTGCAAGAGCAGATGGAGGCCTCAAAACTCGGCTGTATCGTCACCTCAGATATAGCGCATCGGCAGCATGTTTTTGACTTTAAGATGCCGGAGAACCACACCGCGGGAAGCGCTTCTCCGGTAATCTTTTCTGTGGACTATGGCACGCTCAGCGAACAAGAATTTCTGCATTCTCACGAGAATTACTCAAATACCGCCTACGTCATAGGCGGAGATATTGAAAGCGATGAAGCAAGCTACAAAAAAGTGGCGCTTCAAATCGTAGGGGATGAACACTCCGGATTTGAGCGGCGTGAGATCGGGATCGAGGCCTCGGATATTAAGAAGGACTTTGAGCGGGAAGACGGTGAATCCGTTACGCTTAAACCAGCACAGGTAGAAAGCCGGTTAATCAAACGCGGAGAGGACGAGCTCCGCAACAACTATCCGGAAGAATCTACATTTACCGGGTCGGTTGTTGAACCCGACAGCCTTGTGTATAAGCAGGACTGGGACCTCGGCGACCGTGTAACGTGTACCTATC